CATACTAAAATGCAAACAGTACTAAAGCCTATTGAATGGAAAATATATCAATACCTTTATGTTGATGGTAAAACCGAAGAGCAGGTTGCTAAACTAATGGGCTATAGAACTAGCGAAAAGAATAGAATGGCAGGATACAAACAAATTAAAAATTTAAAGAAAGCTATTATAATAAAAGTTAAAAAGCATTTATATAATGGAGATATAGATATTGTATGAGCGAAGATATCTTAATACTAACAGAAGAGCAACAATTAAAACTATTAAAAGAATGGAATGATAGGCCAAGTAGTCCTCCATCTTTAGCCGAACTTGTTAAATTAGCTTTTGATAGAGATGATCTTGATGGCAGAAGCAAAGAAGGTAAAGCTGTTAAACAATTTTTAGCTTCTAGACAAATTAAACCACGCAAAAGCCATGAATATGAAGCCAAAGGTATATTAGAATTATCCAACGACCAAAAAGAATACATTAGTAACAATTGTAATGTTATGACTGGATTGGAAATGGCTAAAATATTATTTAAAAATGAAACTCTAACGAATCTTTGCCAAGAAAGCAGAAGCGTTTTAGATTACATGAAAAGTATACCCACAAATATAAAATATAATAATAGTGAAAATGAAGAAGCTTCTACTGGAGATTATAAACCTCCTCGCAGTGAAGAAAGAATGATAGCAAAAATTAATAAATATGTTTTAGATGGAATAGATAAAAGTAAAATAACTCATGGGCAAAAAAGAGAAATTATTGCTGTTATAAGCTATATGAATACTCATAGATTCATACATCAAATTAATCTTTATGATAATGAAAATGATCGCGAACTTTTTGAGAGTAGTTTTGTAAGATATACTTATAATAAAGGTGATTTAACTCAAGAAGAGGTAGATCAATATATAGTGCTCTGTACTGAAGTTCTTATATCTTCTAGTATTCAACAAACTATTAGCGTATTACAAAATCAAATAGATTTATCGTTACAAGATGATGGTAAAATTCCTATGGCCTTAGTCGAAGCAAGTAATACAGCTAGAAAAGAATATAATGATTGCGTGAATAGACAGCAGAAATTAAATAACGATTTAAAAGTTAAAAGAAGTGAAAAATTAAGCAAGCAAGTCAAGGAAACAGCTTCGATTATTAATCTTGTGCAAATATGGAAAGAAGAAGAGAGCAGAACTAAACTCATTAAAATGGGAGAACTAAGAAAGAAAAGTTTAGAAAAAGAAATAGATAGATTATCATCTATGGATGAAATTAAATGTAAAATTTTAGGAATCTCTAAAGACGAAATACTTAATGGTTAATCTTATGCCAGTTATTTGTAAAGTTGACGGAAAAGAATTTAAAGATGAGAAGAGTTTGCATCTTTCACTTAGAGGATACGGTTTAAATAAGGAAAAATACTATCATACTTATTATGCTAAAAAAGATTTATTAACTGGGGAAACTATTAACTTTAAAAGTAAAGAGCAATACTTTAATAGCGATTTTAATGATAAGAATAACATGAAAAAATGGCTAAAAGATCAGCCAATAGAAAAAGCTCAAGAATATTGCAAGTCATTACTAACTAAACGCAAAGAAGAAAAGAAAATTATATATTCACCAAGTCAAGTAGAGTTAAGAACTATCATGAGTCCATCGGTTATATTTTATAATAAGATTTTTAATGATTACTATGATGTATGCTCTGAAGTAGGGTTAGAAAATAAGTTTGTGCATCCTAAAAATATAACTAACCAATTTCAAAACAAATTAACAATAAGAGATACCATATATGTTGATACCAGAGAACAAAGTTGGCTTAAATTTAATACACCTTTTGAGATTAAGACTCTTCCATATGGCGACTACACCTCTTCAAATGATAATTGTAATTGCTATATTGAGCGTAAAAGCTTAAGTGATTTTATTAGCACTTTAAGTAGCGGCAATTTAAATAGATTTAAAAATGAAATAGAAAAGGCTAAAAATAATAATGCGTATATTGTTGTAGTAGTAGAAGAGAAACTACAAAATGCTTTAAGCTTTCAATATCTACCACATATTAGCAAAAAAATTAAAGCTACTCCAGAATTCATATTTCACAATGTAAGATCATTAATACAAGATTATGATAATTTACAATTTTTATTTGTAGACGGTAGAGAAGAAATGAAAAGAATAATAGAGGTAATATTAGCATCTAAATGTTTTTATAAGAAAGTAGATCTACAATTAGCATATGATCTAAAAATACTATGATATATTCTCCAGAGAAATACGTAAGAGAAGTTAAAGACGTTAATGCTGAATTAATGAAAATGAAAGGTTATCTCAACGACAAAGAAGCAAAGATATCATTAGCAAAATTTTTGAGAGCTAATATTGGATTTACCACAGAATTAATTAGCGGAGTTAAACTTGCCCCGTATCAAGAGGTACATCTTAAAGCTTTTTTTAATAGAAATTTTAATATGTGTGTATTTGGTCGAGGATGTGGCAAGAGTTTTATTGCTGCAATATTTTGTTTTCTTCAATGTGTATTTGAGCCTAACACAAAAATTTTAATTGCTGGTCCTACTTTTAGAACTGCACGATTTATATTCAATAATTTAGAAAAAATCGTTAATAGTCCAGGTGCAGAATTACTAGCTCAATGTTTTGGTGCAAAGGCTAAAAGAAATGATCAATTTGAATGGCAGATTAATGGTGGAAGTATTGTGGCAATTCCTCTTAATGGAGAAAAGATTCGAGGCTTTCGTGCAAATGTTTTAGTATTAGACGAATTTCTTTTGCTTCCAGAAGAGATTGTTAAAAATGTATTAATGCCATTCTTAGTTGCTCCACAAAATATCAAAGAGCGTATGGAAATTAGAGAACTAGAAGATAAATTAATTGAAGAAGGCTTAATGAAAGAAGAAGATAGAATGGTTTTTGAAAATACAAGTAAGATGTTGGCTTTTTCTTCTGCAAGCTATACTTTTGAAAATTTATATAAAGTTTATACTGAATGGTCAGAAAAAATAACAAATAACGAAAAAGGCGAAGCAACTTATTTTGTTAGCCAAATTAGTTACGAAACTCTTCCAGAAGAAATGATAGATAAAACTATTATTGAAGAAGCTCAAGCTGGAGGATCAAGTCATAGCAGCTTCTTAAGAGAATATTGTGCTAGATTTACAGATGGTAGTGATAGTTATTTTAATGCAAAAAAGATGGAAGAGTGCACATTAAAATATAATGAAAAACCTCATACATTATTAAAAGGCGAAGCTGGTAAAAAATATATTCTTGGAATTGATCCTAATATGAGTGATAGTCCAAATGCAGATTATTTTGCTATGGCAATTTTAGAAGTAGACGAAGAGAAAGGTCATGGTATATTAGTACATACTTACGCTGGCCTTGGCAATTTAAAAAATCACGTAGCTTATCTGTCTTATATTATGAGTAACTTTAATATTGTTACAATTATTTTGGATAATGCTGGTGCAGACGTATTCTTATCTTCATGCAATGAATCTGAATTATTCAAAAAACAAAAATTAGAAATTAAAACATTTGATATTGATTCTGATCTTGAAGGTTTAGATTACGAGATGATGATTAAAAACGCTAGAAAGAAATACAACATAGAAGATAAAAGAATAGCTTTTAATCAAGTATTTACAAGTACATTTATTCGTAAAGCAAACGAACATCTACAAGCTTGTATTGATTATAAGAAAATATGGTTTGCTAGTAAGACTGGAGCTAATGAAGAGTTCTTTAATGAGGCCATGAATCGTGGCGCACCAATCGAGTTAATAAAAACTGAAGATAAAAAAGATTGGACGATTTTAGATTTTATTGAAAATCAAGACGACTTTATATATCAAACAAAGAAACAATGCACTTTAGTAGAGCACTCATCCACAAGTAGAGGAAATCAAACTTTTGATTTGCCTCAACATTTAAAAAGAAGCACTTCGGCTAATAAAGCTAGAAAAGATAATTATTCAGCACTTATGCTTGCTAATTGGGGCTTAAAATGTTATTTAGATATGATGACAGCACCAACAGAAGAACCAGTAGCCTCTACTTTCTCACCACTTATGATACGTTAAAAATAGTGTAATTTACTCTAATAAAATTATATAATATAATATGATAAAAACATCTAAAATTACTCAAGCAAATAAAATTAGTGGAATTAATATAACTAATTTGAGTAATAATGCCACACTAAACATAACACCATTTACCAATTTAAAGACATTAAATGTTTTTAGCGCTAATAAT